GGGTTTCGGCGGTTGCAGTGGCCGCAGCCGAAGCGGTGGGCGCCTTGCGCGTCGCGCTCGGCGCGGCCTCGGCGAAGCCGCGCGCGATGAGCGACTCGGCTTCGGCCTTGTCCTTGACGTCGAGCTCGCCGCCGGGCGGGATGGATTCCGCCGGGGTGACGAGGGTGACTTTGGCGATCAGCTTCATGTCACCCTCCCCGCTTACCGCACGGTCGCGCAGAGCGACGCGTTGACGCGGTACGGGACCGGCAGCGGTGCGGACTGCATGAGCAGGATGCGGGCCGCCGGATCCTTCTCGACCCACGACTTGGCGAAGTACGGCAGGGCCTGGTAGCCAGCCTCTTCGTCGCGGATGGCACCGTAGGCGCGTGCGCCTTCGAGCTCCGGGCTGGTCATGATGACCGTGTGGTCCGGCAGGTACGGCGTGAGCGCGCCGGTGTCCGGGTGGGCGTACCAGCCGGAATAGACCCAGATGTCGAAGTCGCCAATGTTGCCCATGTAGCGGGCACCCTGGCCGGTGACGGTGGGGCTCAAGCGATCGGCGCCGCGGAAGCGGTCGAGCAGCTTCTGCACCTTGGCGTCGGCGTGGAAATACTGCCAGGCCTTGACGTCCATGACGATCTGCGACGGGGTGGCGCCGGAGTGCTTGGTCACCTCCATGGCCCAGGCTTCGACGTTGTCGAGCGGCGAGACGCCGGACTCACCCCAGCGCGCGGTGGTGAGCAGCGCCTTGGTGAGGTCGCCATGACGGCCGAAGTTGACCGACACCGACGGGTAGCCGGCGCCGGCCACGGTGATGGCGCCGGTGCGTAGGGCTTCGATGGCCATGACTTCCTGCCGCCGGGCGAGCATCTCGAGCTGGTCGGCGAGATCCGAGGCCAGGGCCAGCTGGATGCGCTGCTGCGGGCTGTAGCCGCCGCCGACCCGCTCGCCGATCGCGCGCTTGAGCGGGCGANNGCGATCGGGGTTGAAGACACGCTTGTCCTTGACGTACGCGGGCTTGAACGTGCTGGTCTGGTAGCCGCGCGACTCGACGACCTGGCCGGGCATGACGGGCGAGACGAACGGGGCGAGGCGCGGCTTGGAGGTGTCCACGTCGAAGTGGATCTCTTCGCTGGCCTCGGTCTGCTCCTCGCGGAAGAAGCTGTTGAGGATGAACGGGGCCGGCTGCGGCAGGGCCTGCACGACCTTGACGAGGACGCCAGTGGTGAAAATGTCCATGTTGCGGGTCTCCTATCAGGCGGCCAGGGCCGGGAGGATGGTGATGCCCTTGGCGCGCAGGCCTTCGCGGATGCTGTCCACGGTGTGGCCGGTGCCGAGGGTCAGGGCGTTGGCGTTGAAGTCGCCGCGGGCGTAGGCCAGCGCGGTCTTGTCGCCGGCGGTGGCGTCGCAAGCTTCGGCCATGACGAGGTCGGGGGTCTGGCTGCCATCCACGGCGGCCGACAGGCTCAGCAGGTACTTGCCGTCGCCGTCCTTGCCGACGACGGCGCCGCGGGCGACGTTCTGGCCGCTCTTGACGGTGACGGCACGGCCGACCAGCAGGTGGTGATTGCCGGCGATGAGGCGGTCCGGCGCGTAGGTGTCAGAGGTGTGAGAGGCCTTGTAGTCCATGGCGCAGGCTCCTTATTGGCGGGTGCCGCTGAACAGGCCGACGATGCTGGCGGCCATGGCGGTGGCGGTGTTTTCGGGGGCGGCGGCGGCCTCGATGCCGGTGACGTCCGGGTTGCCTACGGCGCCCATTGCGGCGGCAAAGGCGTTGCCGGCGGCGGCTGGAGCCGGCGCGGGCGCGGCGCCGAGGATGGCGGTGCTCTGCTCGGTGGTGAGGCCGGTGGTGATGCACTGCAGGGCGAGCGGCGCGCAGGCGGCTGCCTGGTGGCCGAGGATGGCGCCGACGCGGGTGCGTTCGGCCTGGGTGCCCTGCTCTACGCCTTCGGCGCGGGCGCGATCGAGGTCGGCTTGCGAGAAGCTGGCCGCGGCGGCCGGGGTGGCGGGCGTCTTGTCGTTGCCCGCCGGTGCGGTGGTGCTCATGTGGATGTCCTCCTGTTGAGCGGTTGCGCGGGCGGGTTGCCCGACTGGGTACGACCGCGCGCGGAGCGCGGCCAATTCGGCGATGAGTTGGTCGGTGGTACTGATGCGGTCGGCCAGGCCGGCCGCGACGGCGGCCGGGCCGCGGTAGGTCTGCGCCTGGGTCTTGCGCACGGCCTCGGGGTCCATGCGGCGGCCGGCGGCGACGGATTCGACGAACATCTGGTAAAGGCCGTCGATTTCGGCCTGGATGTCGGCGCGCACGGAAGCCGGGAGCGGCTCGAACTGGTTGCCGTCGACCTTGTGGGCGCCTGCGTAGATGTGGGTGACACGGATGCCGTCTTGCGCCAGCGCAGCGGAGAAATCGACGTGGCGCATGACGACGCCGATGGAGCCGGCATAGCCGGTCTTGGTGATGGCGAATTCGTCGAGGGCGCTGGCGGCGAGGTAGGCGGCGGAGGCTGCGAGGCCGTCGGCGATGCCTACCATGGGCTTGGTGCCGCGCATGGCGCGCAGGCGGTCGTGAAACTCGAAGGCGCCCTGCACTTCGCCGCCGGGGCTGTCGAAGGCGANNACAACGACCTTACCGCCGCCGCCGGGGCTGTCGAAGGCGAGCAGCACGGCGTGCACGTCGGTGTCGGCCATGGCGCGTTCGGCGGCGGCGGTAAGGTCGTTGTAGCCGAGCAGGCGCGTGCTGTCGGCGTCGAAGCGGGTGCGATGCACCAGGGCGCCGGATGCGCTGATGACGGCGACGCCGTCGACGTTGTTGTAGCCGGCGCGCCCGCGCTGGTCGGCAAAGGGGGCGCGCTCGTCGTCGGCGTCGATGCGGCGGGTGGTGAACATCTCGGCCGGCGGCTCGCCGGCATGCACGGCGGCGGCGATGGCGCGCAGGTCGAGTTGCCCGTGTTCTGCGCCGAGCAGGCGCTCACCCAGGCCGGCGATGATGGCGTCGAGCTTGCCGGGGTGGATCAGCAGCGGAGTGTTGAAGATGCGTGCGGCGAGATGCGGGTAGTGCTTCATGCGGGGGGCTCCTGCCCGAGCATTGCGAGGGTGTCGTGATAGGCGCGGGTGGAGGCGCGGCCGGTTTCATCCTCGTCGTCGGGGTCGGTTTCTTCGGCGCCGCCGGCGGCGTCCTGCGCGTCGCGCTTGGCGATGCCGCTGCGCTTGGTGGCGTCGGGCGTGGCGGTGGAGAGGCCACGCTCTTCGCGCATGGCCTTCTCGATGGCTTGCTGGTCGAGCACTTCCTCGAAGTCGTCGCCCTGCTCTGCGCATTCGCGCTCGAGCGTGGAGAGGCCGGCGGCCATGCGCAGGACGGCGGCTTGCGCCTCTTTGACGGGATCGACCCAGCCCTTGCCGCCGAAGATGAATTTGCAGCGGCTGTAGGCGTAGCGCTGGGCGTAGTAGTCGGGGGCTTCGACGTGGCCGGCGTTGATGGCTTCTTCGAGCCACAGCTCGTAGATCGGGCGCAGCCAGTAATCGACCAGCCAGCGGCGGCGACCGAGGAAGTAGCGCCAGGCTTCGAGCAGCGCGGCGCGGGCGCTGCTGTAGTTGGTTTTGCTGAAATCCTTGACGAGCAGCTCGTAAGGCAGGTTGAGCCCGGCGGCGATGTGCCGCAGGGTGGCGAGCATGAAGGCTTCAAAGCTCGGGTTCGGCCGGCCGGGGGTGAAACTGGACAGGCGCGCACCGACGGGCAGCGGAATCACCGCGGCGCCCTTCAGTTTGCGGATTTGCTGCGCCTGCTTGACCGACTGCGTCCACTGTTCGCGCGGGTCGTCGCCGAACAGGGCGGCGGAGGCATCCGGGCTGAGGTCGGATTCGAGGAAGGCGGCGACCAGGCTGTTTGCGACGCTGGCCTGCAGCTCGTTGCTGCTGTACTGGCCGGCCATATGGAATTCGCGCATGACGGCGGTGACGATGGGCTTGCCGCGCGATTGGCCTGTGCGCTCTTTGTCGTGCAGGTGGATGACGCGCCGGCGGCCCCACGGTGTGAAGGC